CGGCCGCGCCGCCCGTGGCGTAGGTCAGGGCGGCGGCCCCGACGATCTTGCCGATGTCCGCTGCGGACCAGCCCTGCGCCCGCTTCGTCTTGCGGAACATCTTGCCCATCTTCTGCGCTTCCGGCGACACTACGATGTCCTTGGCGGAGATCTGTCGGTAGGTGCCGTCAGGGTTCAGCAGGGAGGTCCGATCCGTGGGCGCGGCAGGAGCACCCGGAGCGCCGGGAGCACCCGGAGCGCCCGGTGCGCCCGGAGTACCCGGAGGAGCCGGCGTACCCGGAACGCCCGGAGGAGCCTGCGGGGCGCCCCATCCCGCCATGTACGGCGAGCCGAGGGCTTGCTGGAGCCAAGCCTGCGCCTCGGGCCGTGCGAAACTGGAGGACGGGATCTGCTCAGCAAGCCCGGCGAACGGATTGGGCGGAGGCGCGGGAGGAACCCCCGGAGCCGCCGGGCCCGGAATGATGCCCGGCATGTAAGGCGCAGGACCGGAAGAGAAGCCCGGCGACGTGTCGATGGGCGGCGACGGGATGATACCCGGCATGTACGGCGTCTCCCCCGGCGGAGTGAGCGGCGCGGGCGCGATCGGAGCCGGCGCCATCTGCGCCGCCGCCTGCTGAAAGAATTCTGGAATTGTACTCATGCGTCCAGCCCGAATTTCTTGGCGAAGAAGTCCTTCACCAGCATGAGGAACGTACCCACCGCCGACACGACGAGTACGATTGCGCCCCAGAAGCCGGTGTACTTGGCTAGCGACTGCTCTAGCGCTTTGATCCGCTCATCCACTGCGCGTAGGAAGTCCGTAGTTTCGTCGTGTCGCTCGGCAGCGAGGGAGTTGGCAGCCTTCACCTGCTCTTCTGCACGAGTGACACGCTCTAGTATATCGTCTAGCTCCATCGTCATCCTGCTCTTCGTTTTGCGCTTAGTGGCCATACACGCCTCACGGAGCAGACGGCATGGTGTAAAGGAACCCGTCCACGCCGTAAGCGGCGAGTGCGGCATTGGCCGTACTCGGGGTGACTGTCACTTTGAAGGTCTGGGCCGAGGCCAGCGTCACGGTGTCAGCCGTGTAGTGGTCTGGCGAGCCTGCGGCCAGCGGCGCAGCCGCCGTACCGCCGAGAGCAAGGGCCGGGATGGCCAAGCCGTCAATCTGCGTGAGCACGCTGGAGGCCGTCACGCCATACTGCATCAGGTCGAGGTACAGGTCGTACTCGGTGCCCGTGGCTACGGAGAACACCGCATCGTACACAAGGTCCGTGCCGGAGTTGCCGACGTACACCTTGACGCGGAACGTGCGGGTGTTGCCCTCCGCGTTGTGCAGGCACAAGTACGCGCGGTACTTGATCCACGAATCGACCGCAAGGCTGTTCGCCGGGACAGTCGTCGTGATGACGGCCGTCTCCGCGACCGTGTTCGCAGCCGTGTCCACCAGCGGCGTCGCGTCCACCAGCTCGACGTTGCCCGTGCCGGTGGCGTCGGACTTGGAGGCCACGGCGGCTTCCAGCGCCTCGAACTCGGCATCCAGCTCGGCGCCGAGCACCAGCTTGTCCGGATCACCGACCGACAGCGCATCTTTCGCTGCGAAGTCGGTCAGTTTCGTGTAATTGCTCACTCAGGGCCTCCGATCAGGGATCTGGGAACGCTGCGGTAGCCAGCGGATATACCGAGCCACCATAACGCGCCACGTTGGTCCAGCGAAATTCGTCAATGTAGCCTCGGAACCCGGCATCTACGCCTTGCGAGCTGCCGATGTTGAACTCGTACCCGGTCGCTGTGCTGTCAGGCGTGCCCGAGTAGGTGGAGTAGGACTGGCGTACTCCGTCAACATACAGACTGACGGCGCCGCCTGCGGTTCTCTGGACGCACACGGCGTACCAAGTATCCAGACTGATCGCCGGGCCGGTCATGTCGAGGATCAGGTTATTCGAGGAGTCCCACTGCTTGAACTTCAGGAACTCCGACGTGTCCTCGATGTACACCAGCCAGCGGGCCGTCACCGAGTCCGAGTCGGCCAGCGACACCAGCGAGTCGCCAGACGTCGCCGTGCGGCGGAACCGGAACTCCATCGTCGCGGCCTGATCGAACTTGAGGTTCGTCAGGTTCGCCACCGTTTGCGCGATGAACCCGGTGCCGTCTGAAAAGTACATGCTGGTCGAGCCGAACACCTTCTGGTCCTGCTCGAAGTTGCACTTATTGGTTGCCCCGCCCACCGCCGACAGGGTATGGATGCCGGCGCTGTCCGTGACCGGCGTGTAGCCGCCGTCCGTGCCCTCGAAGTGCAGCAGCATTTCGACGTCGGCGGAGTAGGCGTCCGTGCCGCTATCGCCCCACCCGAACTGGAGCGCCTGCGTAATCACGCCAAGCCGGCTCCGTAGATGATCCACGTCGTCGAGGCTACCTTCATGGCCGTCGCCCACCCGTAGGTGCCGAGGGTGCGGGTGCCGGTCGTGCCGGAGCCCGCGAGGTACATGGTGTCCGTCGTGATGGCTATCGAGACGTTGTTCGTCGCGTCAAGGTTCACGAACGTGACCGTGAAGCCAATGGGCAGCGCCACGCTGGCATTAGCCGGGATCGTGTAGGTGTCGCCGGCCCCGCCGCTGGAGGAGTGCAGGATGTGCTTGCCGTTGTCCGTCAGGGCTACGGTGTAGTTGCCGTCCTGTGCGTTCTGGGGGATGCCTACGGCGTACTTGAAGGCCACCTGCTTGTGCGCGGAGGCCGAGGCGTCGTACACCAGCAGCGGATCGTCAGCGTCGGGCGCCTCTGCCAGCGCAGCGAAGTCCGCGAACGTCACGGCCTCTGGAACACCCGTGGAGGCCGTAGCCCTTGCGATGAACTTGGAGGCGGCCAGATTGGCCATCTTGGCGAGCGAGACGGTCGCCGTGTCCAGCGTCCAAGTAGCTCCGCCCGCCGATACCGTGATGTCCCCGTAGTCGCCTACGGCCACGTTGCCGATGCCGTCCGTCTTGCTGGCGATAGCGGCCTCGATGGCCTCGAACTCCGCGTCGAGTTCCGCGCCCATGACCAGCTTCTCGGGCACGCCGATGGCCAGTGCGTCCTTCGCGGCGAAGTCCGTCAGCTTGGTGTAGTCGGTCATGCCTGTCGCCCCGGCTCGTAGTACATGGTCGCGGTCTGGATGGCCCAAGCCGCGCCGTTGATCTCCATTTCCAGCCCAAGCTGGAAGAACTGGCCCGAGCCCGCCAGCGGCGCGTAGTCAATGCGCTGCGACGTCGTGCCTCCGTACTGAGCCGCCTCGTACTCGTCGGTGGCGTACTGGTCGCTGGCGTCGCCCTCAAAGGTGATCGTCGTGCTCCACGGCTCGCGGGAGAAGTCCCACCACCACTTGACGACGGCCGTCGCCGGCCCGACACTGTACGAGATCAGCTTGATTCGCTTGAGGCTCTTCCACAGCCCGTTCTGCTCTTCTCCGAGATCCATGAACCCGCCACGGTAGACCATGCGGTAGGCCGAGGAGTTGTCCTGATACCCGTAGTACTTGCCGATGATACCGCCCGTCCACCCGAACAGCACGTCGCCGTTGATCCGGCGGCACATGGAGTACGGCCGGAACCCCTGCCAGTTGAACATCCGGAAGGTGCCATCTTCGAGCGGCGCCCTGATGTCGAAGTACAGGGTCAGTTGCGAGTCCGGCGAGGACAGCAGGTACATGCCCTCCTCGGGGGAGAACACCGAGCGCATCTTGTAGGGATCCACCGTGGAGACCAACATCGCGGCTGCGATGTAGTCCCGGTTGTTGCCGCTCAGGTCGCTAAGTGGCGTGGCCTTCTCCTGCGCCACGCGATGGATGGACCGCAGCCCGCTCTGGCTCAGGAACACAAGGTCGCCTTCCCCGATGCTCTGGACGGTATCCCGCGAGACGATGCCAATGCCCTCGATGGTGTCCTCGACGTACATGGTCGAGGGATCGAGACCACGATCCGAGCCGCTGCCGTCCGTGAACAGAAAGATGTGGCGCTTGCCGAACACGACGAGGCGCGAACCGTAGGCTCCGATAGCGAGGCCCTGATCGGTGCCCTTCGTCCACAGGTAGCCGAGATCCTGCGAGCCGCCGCCGTCTGCCGTGGCCCACTTCGTGGCATCCAGCAGAGCGGACCACTTGAGCGTCTGGTAGTCCGAGCTGATCGTCCACAGGCGCCCGAAGGCGGCCCACACGCACACCGGGTTGGCCGGGATGACGCCCGTCGCGGCCGTCGCGGTCGCGAAATCGCCGGTCGTCGTCTTAGTGACCAGTGCGTGACCGACCTGTGCTCCGTACACCTTGCCGTTGAAGTTGACGAATTGCCAGTTGCCGCCCGTGGGCGTCGTGACGGCTCCCGTCTTGTCGGCCCAAGTGGCGCCGTTATCGGTGGAATGCCACAGCTTCGTGGACGAAGCCGCGATTAAGATCGAGGTGCCGTCGTTCTGGAGGTACTCGTGCAAGGACAGTACCGTAGGCGTTCCGGTCATGGCCGTCGTCGTCTGGTTCGTCCAGCCCTTGCGGCAAGCTATCCGACCAGCCGCGTCAATGACGCAGTTCCTGCCCTCGGTAGCCCAACCGGGAGGCAGCAGCATGTCACGGCGCGACTTGTTGACGCCGTAGAAGGCCGGAGACGGGACGGTGATGGCTTGCAGCGGCATGTCAAGCCTCGTAGAGAGTCAGTTCGCCGTCCTCGGCTTCCGACGTGATCGCGTTCCAGAGCGCTTGCTGCGCCCGGTAGTCCGTCGAGCCCGCCGATCCGGCATTGCGCTCTTCCAGCGCCAGCGCCAGTGCCCGGAGCCATACCGGCTTCGACGGGCAGGTGATCGAGGTCGTCAGGGTGGACAGCTCCGCCTGCGGGATGTAGAACGTGCCGCGCATCGCATAGACGCCGTTCGGCTTCGGGTAGAGGGAAATTGTGATGCCGGTCGCAGAACGGACCTGAGAGAAATACACCGGATTGGTGTTGCTCAGTTCGTTGTCAATGATCCATTCCTTGTGCTGCTCGCGGGGCATTTCGATGCAGCGCGTCTCGTAGCCGGACGTCGTGACGAACAGCATGGGGCGCTGCGCGCTGTCCATGACCAGCTTCGAGCGCTCCGTCGTCGTCCCGCCCGTGCCTACGCCGCCGGTCCCAAGGTTATAGTCCTGCGTGCCGGAGACGGTGTTGAACGTGATGTCAGTGCGCAGGGCCTTCCATGGCCACGCGTCCTCGACCTCCTCCTTGGCCTCATTGACCAGCTGGCCGATGAGGTTGACGTACTCGGAACTGAACGACGTCACCTGCTTCTCGCGCAGGCCGCGCAGTACCTTGTTGATTAGTTCGAGGTAGGTCATATCGCCTCACCGGAAGGTCGTCGGGGACGCAAGCTGACGCGCAGCTGCGCAAGTGTGATGGTCGGCAGCCCCTCGGCTACGCGGAGCGCGTTCAGCCGGGCCAGCTGCGTGTTGGCTTCGTCCAGCAGCGCCGTGCGGTCGGCGTTGAGTTCAGCAAGGGCGGCCTGCAAGCCGGTAGTCAGCCGCTCCTTCTCCATCTCGATCCGCTCGTACTGCCGAACGAGGGACGTCAAGTACTCGATGATGTTGCTCTTCTGGATGCTCATTACAGGAGGCCTGCTGCTAGGGCATGGTCACGGATCTGCGCGGCGGTCAGCTTGGAGGCCCAGACGCAGACGTGGCCGATCGTGAAGTTGCCGGTGTTGCCGGTACCGTCGTGGCCGATTCGGGTCACTACGGAGGCGTCGGTGCCGCCGGTAGGCTCGTTGGCGTAGGAGATCGAGGAGATCAGGCGCCCGTTGATGTAGAACGTCACCGTGTTCGCCGTGCCGTCCTTGACGGCCGAGACCCAATAGGGCGTGAACTTCGTGGGAATGAACGTCGAAGAGATCGTGACGTTGGTACCGGCACCGTACTCCCAGAAGCAGATCAGTTCTCCGGTAGTGACCGCGAACGAAATGGCCGCCTGATAGTTCGTGGCTTCGGTTTCACCGACGCCCGCGATGGAGAAGATGCGGATGGCATTGCTCGCCCAATCGCCCGGAATCACCAGCGCCTCGATGGTCCAGTCGCCGTTGATGGGCGAGGAGAAGCCGATGTCGCCGGACACGCCCGCATAGGCCGAGGTGTTGCCAATGTACAGGTACTTCTCGGTCGAGCCGGGAAGCAGGTAGGTGTACGCCAGCGTGTAGGAGCCGGAAACCGTCAGGTCGTAGGCCGCCGTGCCCTCGGCGTTGTCGAGCGTCGTGCCGGAAGTCTCGTTGCACTTCCAGTACGCCATCGGGCTGTCCCCGAGGATGATGGCGGACAAGCGCGTGAGATTCGCCGGATCGTCAACCCACGCCAAGCCCGTCGTCTGGCCCGACTCGGCCTGCACTACCTGGCCGTCCGAGCCCACCGTCAGCTTGGCGGCGGTGTTGGCGCCGGTACCGGCCGCGAGGTCGCCCTTCGCGTCCCAGATGACGTCCGTGGCTACGGCGCCGCCAGAGCTGGTCAGGTCCGTCTCGGTCCCCGCGTCGTCCTTGCAGTACAGCTTGCCGTCCGCTTTCGCGTAGAGCGCCACCCGGCCCGTCGAGGGCGTACCGGGAGCTGAGGCGTGCTCGTCGAACGTCAGGAAGCCGTCCGTGCCGAACCCGATCTCGCCGGTCGAGTAGATCCGCATCCGCTCGACCAGCGCCGTGTACCAGTTGCCGGTGCCCGGATGCGTCAGGAACCGGATGGACCCGGCGATGTTCGCCGCGTTGATCGTGTCGCACGTTCCCCGGATCAGCCCGGCCACGCCGCTCTGGGCGGGCGTGGAGCACTTCCCGTAGAAGATCAGTTCGCCGGTCTCGTCGTTGGCTTGGCTGGCCGACGTGGAGGCGATGGTGCCTCGCAGGTGGCCGAGCCAGAGGGCCGACGAGTTCGATACGGCGCTTGTCGTCTTGCCGAACGCTGCCGTCTCGATCCACGCGTAGCCGGTGGCTGAGGCGTTTTCGTCCGAGAGCAGCGTCATGCCCATGTACCCGGCGCCGCCGGAGAACAGGACGTATTGCGTGTCGGTCGTATGAAACTGGATCTTGAACGGATCGCCCGACCAAACCGTGTGGTCCGGCTTGTCCGTCGAGTTGCCCAGAGTGATGCCGGTCAGCGTGGCCCCGGAGCGCACGACGCTGATCGCCTTGTGCTCGACGGGAGTACCCGCGTCGTCCCACGCCGACCAACTCATGGTGAGGTTGTTCGTCGTGAGGTTGAAATCCCAATACTTGGCGTTCGCTGCTGCCGCCGAGTTGTAGAACCCGAAGGCGTTCACTACGGCCGAAGCGACGCTGAGTTGCGAGTACGCACCTTTCAGGTCTACGCCGTCCGAGAACACCGTCCACGGAGTGAACGTCCAAGACCCGCCAATGGTCTCCGTGCCAGCCGCCAGCGGGTACTGCGGATGGTCGTCATCGCCTAGCCCGGCCAGCGTGCCGTGATCCAGCTGAGCGTTGACAGCGGCCAGCGTGACGTTCTCCCACAGCCCCGTCGCGGAGTTGTACTGGAGAAGGTCGTTATCGGCCACGCCCGTGATTGACAGGCCGAGCAAGTCCGTAAGCGTATGTTCGTGACCGATTAGAGCGAACCGACGCTGCACGACTTGCCTCCGAAAAGAAAAGGGGCGACAGAGGGTGTTGGCCCCCTGCCGCCCCCGTTAGGTCACAGGACCGTCAGGGTCACGCTTGCCTTAGGCAGACGGGACCATGACCGCCATGACGCCGGCCGTCGAACGGACCGTGAGCACGCCATAGACGCGATCTGCCGTCACCAGAGTGCCGAGGGCCTCCTGCTTGTACTGAGCCTGAGTGCGGACACCCATCTGCTCAGCCAGCACAAGGCTCTGCTTCTGGAAGAACAAGCAGGGACGGAACGGGACGCTGTTCAGCGACTCGACCGTGGCGATGTTGCTCGACACATACACGCCGACGCCGTACAGGTCACCGACGTATCCGTTGCGGATCGCGTTGGCGCTGCCAGACTCGCCCGTGAAGGCCTGCTCCGTGAAGCGGCTGACGCCCAGAAGGCGCCGCTTCTCGACCGGGGGAATCACGAAGTAGCGATCCCTGCTCGGCACATCGTCGTCGTCGAAGTCCTGAATGACGCGGCGGATGCCGGCGTCCGTCAGGGCCGCGCCGTTACCGGCGCCGGCGCCCGACCATGCCGTGCTGCCATCGGAACCGATGACCGCAGCGGAGTAGGCCGTGCCGCCGTTCCACGTCGCGGCGAGGTTACGCAGGTCCGTATCGACCTGAGTCGCCAGCGCGTAGCCGGCGTCGTCGGTGTGGAAGCGCCGCAGGCTGGAGAGCGCCTGCAACTCAACGATGTCCTCGACCACGAACGAGTACTCGTAGTGCTTGTCGAGGAGGACGTTGACGACCGAGTTGGTGTGCGCAACGAGCGTGACGACGTTGTTCGCCGTCTTGGCCGAGGCGGCACCGCGAGTCGGGGTCGGAATGTGGATCGTGTCGCCCTTCTTGCCCTTGTGGTTGATGACCGTGACGAGGCCAGCCAGCACAAGGTTCTTCTTGTAGCCAGCGATTACGTCATCGGACCAAACTTCGGGAATGAAGTTGCCAGCATCGGTGACGTCGATGCTGTTGGTGTAGGCCAGTGAGGTTGCCATCTGAGAGGGTTCCTGTCAAAGAGAGGTTGGGAATTAACGAACCCGCTTCTCGGCATACGCCTGCAAGATCTCGGTCTGGCGCAGATCGAATTCCTCTGGGCGATTGATTCGCATGTCCAGAAGTTCCGACCTGTTCCACACCTTCTTCCCGTCGCCGCCACCCGGAACTACGCCATTGGCGACAGAGCCGCCACTGCGAGCGAGGGTTGCGTTGCGTGCGCCCGTGGACGGAGGAGGCTCCGGCGCCTGAGGCGGCGTCGAACCCTTCTGCTCGTTGTAGAGGCCGAGCAACTCGTCGGCTGCACCGTAGTCGCCGTTGGCGGCCTTGAGGGCCAGCCCACGACGATATTCGCTGCCGGACTGAATCCAGCTGCCGAATTCCGGGGTGCCGATGGTCTGCTGGAAACCGGGATACTTCTTCTCGAACGACTGAATCTGGAGGTCAGCTTCAAGTCGAGCGAGACGTGCGTCACGATTTCGTAGCTCAGCCTCGGTGGCATCACGCACGACAGAAAGGATCTTCTCTTCGGGATTGTCGAGAAGTTCGTCCGTCGTAAGGGGCTTACGAGCCGGTGGCTGGTTAGCCTGTGCCCGCGCAGCGGCGTTCACTCCAATGAGTTCATCGGCCAGCTTGCGGATCATGCCGACTTCATTGTTCTTGCGCCCAAGTTCGCTCTCGGCGTTCTGGTGCATCGCAATGATGTCCTTGAGGTTCTTGCCCCGATACTTCTCGGGGATGTCGTCCTCAGGAACCTGTGGCGCCTGATTCTGGTCGTTCGGACCGTCCGGCTTCTCAGGGGTCGGCTGTTCAGGGTCAACGATTAAGCTCGTCATCAACGTCTCCTGTGGAACCCGTCCCCGAAATTGGGGATTATGGGCATCAGCAAGTGGTCGCGGAGAATCAGTCGCTGTCGCGGCTGGACTCGATTTTCGCTTGCTGTCGCCGTATTCTCGCCCACTTGTCGGCCATCGTCGGGAAGGATGCGGAATCCAGCCCGAGGCGAGGGTCAATCCGAGGGGCGCACAGCTGGCGCACTGTGTCGCTGGCGCATGACGGACACTTCACCGAAGGGATGTCGTCATACGCAACGTATTCGTCAAACACGAGTCCGCAGGCGTCGGCCGCACAGCGGAACTCAAAGATCTGGCGGCTCATTCCTCGTCAGGCATCACGCCAGACGCTAGTGCCGCCTCAATGGTGTCCAGATATTTGTCGAGGTTCACAAGCCGGTCGAGGACTGAGTAGGCCCCCTTGCGGAAGTACAGAGTCTCGGCGTCGTTACACTCCGTCAGGGTCGTCTCACGAAGGCGGGTCAGTTCCTCTGTCCAGCCCTCCAGCAGATCCTTCCAGCCCTGCGTAGTCATCACGTCGCGGATGTTCTCGATGCGCTCTGTCAGTTCTTTCTCGTTCATCACCTACCTCCCGGTCAGTCCTGAATGTTGTTGGCGTCCTTCTCCAGCTTCTTGACCTGTGCCTGAGCGACCTGTGCCTTGATGGCCAGATCGAACGCCTTGAGTTTCTGCATGAGCGCCGACAGCTGGTTCTGCACCTCGAACGCCTGCACCTCCCGCAGATCTATCGCGTTCTTGATGTGCTGCTGCTGAACCTCGTCGTCGGCAAGGTCTGCCTCGACCATGACCTTCTGGGCCTGCGCCCCGGCGCGCTGCGCCTCAGCGCTGGCCTTCTCGGCCTCGGCCTCTATCTTGAGAACCTCCGCCTCCTGTCCGCGCATCTGCAACTCCAGCTGCTGCTGTTGCTGCTGCTGTTGCTCGGGCGTGACCTCGGGGTTGATCCACTCATCGACGGCC